CACTCTCCGCTGGCTCCATTTCTCGGTAGCCACGATCGCTCTAGAGATTACAATCTGGTGTACCATCTGGTCTCTTGTGCGAGGGTATGCTTTGAGACGTTGGTTCACGAAACGCGAAGAGAAGCGATCATGACGAAATGTCTTGTCTGCCCGTCCTGGGAACCTTGCAAGTGTGCGGACGGACCAAAGATTGCACTTCCTCCCGCGGTAATTGGCGGGCCTGCTTCGTCGCCTGTCATTCGACCATCAGCGCCAGTTCGCAAAATCTCACATGCGGGAGCACGACAAAAAGGTGCTCAAGGTGAACGCGAGATCTATAAGGCGTTAAATTACATTCTTTTCACTTGCATGAAAGCTGAAGGTTTTTCTGAAGCTATGTGCAACAAAGCGTTCACCTGTATCCAGCGTAATCAAAACCAATCTGCTGTTGGAGGAAATGATCTCAGCCATACGTTTGGCATGAGCATTGAGGTAAAGCGCCAGGAAGCGCTTTCCATCAATACGTGGTGGGCACAGACTGTTAAAGCTGCCTTGCCCAACAAAGAGCTTCCAGTCCTCGTTTACCGACAGAACCACGGTTCGTGGCATGTGGTCACAACTGGTTCGTTATTCCTACCGCCTCTAGACGGGAGTCTTTACGGAACGTTCAACTGTCGAGTCCAGATCAGTTGGGACGATTTTCAAGGATGGTTTAAGTCTTGGGTGACTCGTAAGCTAAAAGCCGGTGAACTTCCACACGGAATCTCCGAGTAATCCAATACTCCGAGTTAGTATCCAAGCATACTGTGGTATCGCGCCTTATCTATAGTTCTGGCGCTCACTTCAGGTGCCCCGTTATGCCAGGACAAGAAGAAACAGTTCCCGCACAACTCGATGAGCTCGTTCGAGAAGTCCGTACTCTCTCCCGAGTTGTAAACAAGATTCCAATCGATCTAAAAGATCGACTTGTTGCAGTTGAAACAAGTGTCGAACAGCGTAAGGAAGTAATGGTGCAAGTTATCCATTCAGCTGTTAAAGATGCTATGCCAAAAGTCGTAATGACAGAACAGCATCAACAATGGTTAGACGCTGCCATTGAAGCTCAAGCAGAATCTAAAGCATTTCGCAGGGCAGTGATTGAGAAATCTTTGCTATCGTTGACACTTGCAGGTGGCGGATTCCTGTTTTACGTTCTTAAAGACGGATTTGCTCATCTGTTCATAAAATGATCATTCCGGCCTCAAAGTACCAAGACGTCTACGCCGAATTACTTGAGGCAATCGCTAGTCTTGAAGGAAACGAGGCGGCTGTGCTTCAACTGTACTATGTTGATAGTTGCAGTCATACAGTCATCGGAAAGATCCTGAAACTATCAATGGATGAAGTTCGCTCTCTTTACTGGTCAGCGATTGAGAAAGTTAAACCTCAACTGTCGGCATTCAAATGATAAAATCTAAACTTCTTTCTAGACTGCCCCGCTTACGCATGACTGACATCATCCGTGGCCCGGATGGTAAGATCGTGATGACGAAGCTCGCGGCCGCTACAGCGCATCTCCTGTTGGCGATGACCGTCGCATACGTCACAATCCTCAAACAGGACTTCATTATGGAAATGTGGAGTCTTTATTTGGGCTGCACAATTCTTCACGAACAGGCCAATAAGGCAATGACGAAGTATGCCGCCTTTAAGGACAAGAAGCTCGACGTCGAATGTAACCCCGACAAGGATGCAAAATGACGCCCGCTGAATTTGGTAAGGTGATGGGCTGTAGCGACGATAACGTTGCCATCTGGTACGGCCCGCTCACTAACGCCATGATCGAATTCGAAATAACCACACCGTTCGCTCAATCGGCATTTCTCGCGCAGGTTGGTCACGAGTGTGCAGGTCTGACTAAGTTCGAAGAGAACATGAACTATAGCCCTCAGCGAATCACGCAGGTCTGGCCAACTCGGTTTCCAACGCTCGCAAGCGCATCTTATTACGCCTATAACCCTGAGCGACTGGCAAATCAGGTTTACGGTAATCGTTATGGAAACGGTGACTATACGAGTGGCGACGGTTGGAAGTATCGTGCTCGCGGACCGATCCAGATCACGTTCGCCGATAACTACAAGGCATGTGGTCAAGGTCTGCTAATTGAACTTCTGTACCATCCAGAGCGATTGCTCGATCCTGAGATTGGAGCTCGTTCGGCAGCTTGGTTCTGGAAATCACACGGTTGTAATAGCGTAACAACTCTGGACGCTGTGAGTGATCTGATTAACATCGGTCATCGTACTGCCTTGGTTGGTGATGCTGTGGGCTATGCTGATCGTCTCGCTCGTTTCAATACTGCAACAATATACGCATAATGGGATGGCATTTCGCAATAGGAAGACTTGATAAGTTCAGCGCGCTCGAAGAATTTCGAGCGACAGAACTTTCTATCCAGTCCTCGCTTCCCAAAGGGCATCTGAGTAGAGCTGCACAGTCCCTGCTATATAATGTTCCTGCGCACACGTATGTTTCTATTTCGAGTCACGGCTATTCGAATTCAGATGGATCCGGAGGAGCGTCCGTGAGTGTTAACTTTGGAGTGCCTAAGGAGTAGATATGTTTGGTCTTGACATTGCTGCTATTATCAGAGTCGCCCTACTTGCGCTCACGTTGGTTGTCTTAGCTTGGCTGCACCACGATGGATATACTCGTGGTGAACAAAAGGTCCAATCCGCTTGGGATGCTCAAAAGGTTAAGGACAAACAAGAGGCTGACAATGAACTTCAGTCAAGCCGAGACGCTAGTTACTCACTCGCTTCTCAATCCCTGGAAGAGAAGAAACAGTTGGAGAAACAATATGCGCGACTATCAACTCTATATGCGTCTTCGCTACATCAAAAGGTTACGTGCCCAGCGTCCGGCGAAGTTGGCGACGTTGTGCTACCTGCTAACCTTATTGTCGGGATGTTTGTCCACGGTGGCGCAGCCGCTGCTAGTTCACCCGGATCCACCAGCGCCAGAGTTGACGCAACTGTGCGATGAAGGTCCGTCTCCACCAGAAGGGGACGCTACCGTATCAGAAGTCACATCCATTGTTCGTGGCCGCGAGAAGGCATTTGCCGAATGCCGGATCGTTCATGAGAAGCTGATTGATTGGACTAAAGTTGTATCCAAACATAATTAGCTTGCTGTGATATTCGTTCACAGCTATACTCCGACTCAATGCTAGTATGACTAGCTTATCCCTGGAGTAAGAAGCATGGCTTCCGACGATTACAATTGGATGTCTGCCAGCATGGACAAGGCAGAACCACAGGACCAAGAGAAAGCTCTTCGCGATACGTTCGTAGCTGAATACTTGGTAGACTATGACGCAAAGGCTGCGGCTATGCGTTGCGGATTCGCTCATTCCTTCGCTGAAGATTATGCGAAGAAGTTTATGAACGAAACTTACGTCCAGCGTAAGTTGAAAGAAGTTCAACTTGAAGTCCCGGTTGGACACTCCGCGCAAACAGAAGAAGACGATATAATCAAGCGCAAAATCAAGATGGCGCTTGTTCGAGAAGCTCACAACCCATATACGTCTGGTGCTGCGAGAGTGGCGGCTTTGTCACGATTGGCAGTTATCTACGGAATGGATCAACCTGCTAAATCCCAAGATGCTCTACATCGAGGTGGAGTAATGATGGTTCCTGCTATTGCAGACCTCAGTAACTGGGAAAGCGCGGCGGTTGTTTCCCAAGAGAAGCTAGTTTACGAAGCTCGCTCGTGAACCAAATCGTGATTCCGCGTCCGCAACCTGCGGAACAAGGACCACGAATCGTTTGGAGTCCTTTGGCAGGGTCACAGACGCTGGCAATGAGTTGTCCGGCGCATGTGATACTTTATCATGGTTCGCGTGGACCAGGAAAGACTGATGCGCAGTTGATGCGCTTCCGTCGTTGGGTAGGTCAGGGTTTCGGTAGGCATTGGCGAGGAGTGATCTTTGACCGTGAATATAAGAATCTTGATGACTTGGTTTCTAAGTCAATGCGCTGGTTTCCAGAGTTCAAAGACGGTGCTCGATTTCTTTCTAGCAAATCAGACTACCGTTGGGTATGGCCGACCGGTGAAGAACTCATGTTCCGTACCGTTAAAAAGGCTTCCGATTACTGGTCGTACCACGGGCAGGAGTTTCCGTGGATCGGTTGGAACGAAATCACCAAATATCCGACGGACGAATTGTTCGATGCAATGATGTCTTGCAATCGGTCTTCGTTTCGACCACAAGACTTTCATAGTGGAGTGTTTGATTCCACTACTGGCCAGGAGATCGCACTCCCGAAGATGCCCCTTGAAGTGTTTGCTACCTGCAATCCATATGGTGCGGGGCACAATTGGGTTAAGAAGCGTTTCATTAACGCTGCCCCGATGGGTAAGATTTCGAGCAAGGCTGTAAACGTATTCAACCCGCAGACGCAGCAACGAGAGGACGTCGTTAAGAACCAAGTTCATCTATTTGGCAGCTACCGCGAGAACAAATATCTCGCTCCTGAATATGTTGCCGAACTTGAGTCCATGACGGACAAGAATAAGCGGAAGGCTTGGCTCCAAGGCGATTGGGATGTGGTCGCTGGCGGTATGTTTGACGATGTGTGGGATTCTCTCCATCACATTATCAAACCGTTTAAGATTCCGGAAACGTGGAGAATCGATAGATCGTTCGACTATGGTTCGAGCAAACCATTCAGCGTTGGCTGGTGGGCAGAGAGCGATGGTTCTCCGATCATAGTTGACGGAAAAGAGTTCTCCACCATTCGCGGAGACATATTTCGTATCGGAGAATGGTACGGCACAAGCGGAAAGACTAATCAAGGTACGCGGATGTTGGCAAACGACATTGCTGCTGGTATAGTGGAGCGCGAGTGGCATATGGGCATACATAAGCGTGTCGTACCGGGCCCTGCCGACAATAGCATCTGGGATTCGGAGAACGGAAATAGCATCGCCGCGGAAATGGCTCGTAAGGTTCGTGTAAGAATTGACGGTGTTGAGAAATTGCTTCCTGGCGTGAATTGGACAAGATCTGATAAGAGTGCAGGCTCCCGTAAAGACGGATGGGAGAATACTCGGAAGTATCTTGCCCACGCCCTGCCTTACGAGACGAAGAATGGTGTTGATATTCCTAGGAAGCGTGAGCGTCCTGGTATGTTTGCATTCAATACTTGCGTCTACTTCATCGATCTGTTTCCAGTTCTACCGCGTGACGAAGAAGACATGGACGATGTGGATACTGAATCTGAAGACCACATTGGCGACGAAGTTCGATACAAAGTTCTGTCCGTAATGCTACGTTCTAGAATTGGTCGGACCAAAGGTACATCCTGAGGAAACTGTAATGGCACTGAACAGCGAACATCCTGGCTATACCCAAATGCATCCTGATTGGGTAGTCATGCTTGATACCTATGCAGGAGAGCGCAGGATCAAGGACAAAGGTGCCTCGTACCTTTTGCCAACGCCCGCGATGGTAATCGATGGATTCGGAAAACCGAATGTCATTGACAATGCAGGAGATCTTGCTTATGAGCGATACAAGGCTCGTGCGGTCTTTTGGGACTACGTGAGCGACGCAGTCAAGACCCTTGTGGGTATGCTGCATCAGAAACCCGCGACGATTAAATTGCCGACCGCAATGGAGCCCTTGATCAAGAAGGCTTCTCGCGAAGGCGAAACCCTTCAGCAGCTTCTGCGCCGTATCCATGAGCAGCAACTCGTCACAGGCAGACTTGGCCTATTGGCAGACTTGCCTGATGCACTTACGAACGACCCGAATACGATTCCGTACATCGCGCTATATAACGCGCTGTCTGTTATCAATTGGGACGTGAGCCATGATGACATTGGACTTGACACAACCCGCCTTGTGGTCCTAAACGAAACCGCGTTCGAACGCACAACGGAGTTCACCT